ATAAATAAATTGTTCCAGATTGCACACCGATGTTACCCGCCCCTACTGCATTCGTAGTGCCGCTTGAATACCAAAAGTTAAGTTGTGTGTTGTCGTCGCCAGCAGTGCCAAACGTCTTTCCAGTTGCTGCTGGTAATGTGAAAGTCAAAGAATATCGTGTCCACCCTGCTGTCAGAGTAACCGACTGGCCATTGGTCGAAACGGACGCGGAAGGCGAGCCACCCGAGCCGAAATTCTGAGCCACATTGACACCTAGTTTTAGCGACGCACCAGCAGCCCAAAACGACACAGTAACGGTCTTACCAGCCAATCGCCGCACATCTTCTATCTTATGACTAAATATATTGTAGGCTCCCGCAGCCGCATTGCCCGTGAAAGTATTACGCATATAGTAGCGGACTGCTTCATCACCAATCCCCGTTCTGTCTCCATCAGATGCAGTCATAAACGAATGAGAAATCGTGTCTGACGAAGCGAACGCAAACCAACGATCCGCAGTATAGCCACTCACCCACGGACCAAGACCGCGTTGATTAACGTTGAACATACTATTATGAATTAAATTACGACCAACATTTCCTGCTAACTGTGACGTTCCTATATCAGCCCATTGTCCATTTCTCCTGGCGTAATAGTTGCTGTTAGATGGGGCCTCGCCGACACTTGCCGGAATAGCAACAGCAGGAACCCATTGACTAGAGTTGCCATCGTTATAATAAACAAACAACTGACAGCTAACGCTATCCCACCAAGACGCGCCAAGAGTAGGGTTACTTGGTGGCGTATCACCAGTATAACAGTATGGCGCTACTGGCGTTTGGCCAGCAACCCACTTAACGCCATCCCATTTCCTTACTGTGCCATCAGGCATAGTAACGATTTGGTTGGTAGTTGGTGTATTCGGAAAATCAAAAGCCATTAGAGGCTCTCCGTTTTTGGAGTAACAGGATTAACATAATCCTCAACGCTAATCTGTTTCTCTTGTATATCACCATACTCTTTATTAGCAGGGTCAGTCGGAACGAACATAGTTATTGGTCCAGTATGATTTCCAAGTATCTCACCTTCATCAAGTTCAACTTGAATAACTGTTTGATCTGGATTGCTGTAAAATAAACGCATAGCCTACCTCCTGATCTTTGGTTTACGTTGCGTTGCTGTTGTTCTAACAACAGCCCAATTATCTTCCACGCGCGGACTATTGCTTGATGAATACTTTCTAACTTCTGTATCCATCCAAGAGCTAGCATCATCAAGACCACTGACCAATAGACCAGCGTTCTGCGCTTGCATCAATGCTGCTCTATGGTTACTTGGATACGTTAGATCACCAACAGGTTGAGCAAATACATTCAAGTTATCCGCTTGTGTCCACTTCTCAGGATATACCATCTTGTTGCCTGCCATCATTTGCTGCCAGGAAGTGTGTTTCTTGCCGTATACATAAGCATTAATGTTATGTGCTTTAGGAGTAGTTCTTGAAACTCCCCAAGTTAATCCGTCAACAGTATCAATTAGAATCATTGTTTCACCGTCAATCGTAACACTTTCTCCTGGCGCGAAGGTATCCTTGTATTGAAGCTTAATAGTATCATCAGTTGTTGTCATAGCTACAGCAAGAGCAGAAGCATTATTATAACGAATATGATAAGGGGATGGGTAAGCTCTTGCGTATCCACTGGTTGAACTTGCCCTATCAACTAAGTTTCTAATTAACCACTCTGCTACAATACGCCAATCGTCAAAGCCAGCGGATACCATCCAAGCTAGAGTCAAACCAGTATAGTTTGATTGCCAGACATGTGAACCTGTATTGGCAGGGTCTTTAGTTGATGACTGACCAGTATCAGGCATATCATGGAATACATAGTTCCAAGGATTGGAAGATGTATCATTGACATGTTTCATAGCCATTTCTTTATTCTTATCTAGCATAGGAATAAAGTATGACTTAGGCATTAGCCAAGATGGAACAATATCAGGAGTAATGAGATATGTTTGTGCTATCGTTCTTAATGGCCAAGCAAAGTATCTACCTTTATCAGACCAACGGCCACCATTGCCAGGAGCTAGCAATGCTAGATGATTAGTAAGAAATTGTTGCTCTTCTAAATAGTATGGATCACCAGTTAGTAGATACGGAACATAAGTCAAAGATGGATGGTGCCCGGTATCTGTTTTGGTTCGCCTTGTCCAAGAGAAGTAAGGTTGTCCAGTGCTGGCTGAATACATGTTAGCATTAGAATATTCAATTACCCAATTGAATGGCGCTAATGTATTAGGATCACGCACATGCTGTTGAAACGAACCTGAAGCTTCTGCTTGGTTACGGAAGAAACTTTCTGATACTCCTGGCCTTGTCGCATACTGTGCTTGCCAACCAGTAATCAAACCAATACCAGGATAGATACCAGTTTGTCCCTGATCTGCTGGTATGCCACAAGTAGACATAGGCGTATAGTTGCCCATGTTATACAATGGTCCTTTACATAGATTAGTCGCAACAAGAGTAGGGATTAAATTGACGCTCATTAGATCATACATAGTAAAGCGAACTGGTCTAACAGATGACTGCCAACGCCAACGGGAAAACCAATAATGTTCTGGAACACTTATAAAATCAGCTGTTCCATCTCTCTTAGTAATGGTTACTTGATATCCTGGCATATCGCTTATTGGCGTATACCAAGGATTACCATATTCAAATATCCATTCTTCCCTACTACTGTTTTCATCTGGTCTATAGAAGACAGTAAAATTGGGAAGTGTAGGACTAGTGCAAAGATAACATCGTTGAATGAAGTCACCTTGTGGATCAACAAATGAATCAAGTTGATATTGTGGATAGAATAAATGAGTCGTTCCATCACTCGCAATTAGAGTTGCGCTAACAGTAGCGGCAATATCGGCAACTAGATCAATAGAGAATGATTGAACTATCATGGTGCAGTTACCGTAATGGCATATCCGCCAGGAGCAAGACTAACTGTTCCAACGACTAAGTAACAAGGAACATAACCACTATTTGTTAGAGCAAACTTACTAGCGTCTGGGCCGTCTAATTCTAATTGCTCTGTATAAGGATCATCAGAATGAGTAACAACTGTAACTTCTGCTAATTGCATTCCAGCATTTTCAGTTGGCACTTGAACTGAAACACCTTCTGCTGAACCATTTAACAATACTTGCATTACATCTGAACCCATGAGTTCAACCGTAAATGTATAAGTCATCTTTGGAGGCTTTGCCATTGTATCTACTCCTGGTGGGTTATGTAAGTGAAGCACGTCATAGGTCTGCTGTTGCGTCAATGAAGCCACCACCGCTTACGGAGCCAGTCACATAAACTGCTGTCCAAGCAGCATTGGTGTTTCCGCTTCCTGTAGTAAAATGCATCCATGCTCCATTGATACTACCACCTGCCGATATACTGGTTACAGCTATTCCAGCTACCGCAAACGAACTGTTGCCGGATGTCGTTATTGTTGCTGAACTGCGTTTGGTTACCTTGAATGGAACTGCAACAAAATATGCAGTAGGCGGATTGAAGTCAGATTGTGTTGTGCCAATACCCAAACCTTCGCTTGGTGCTAATACCCGTCGTTCAAAGAAACGTTGACAATGCCTCAAATCATCAGCGTATTCGATCTTTTCTAATGGTGTAGCTACAGAACCAATTTCTAATTGGACCCCCCATAATACAAATGTCGCAGTTTGCACACCTATACCTCCTGCTATCACATTGGTATTTGCACCAGCAGAGAGGAACAAACCTAGTCTAGTATAGCTATCCCCATTTGTTCCAAACGTTTTACCTGCAATACTTGGTAATGCAATAGTTACACTATATCGTGTTGATGTAGTTGATAATGTTATTGGCGTAGCGTTGATATCAACAAGTGCTGATGGCGAACCGCCTGTGCCGAAAAATTGTCGCAACCCAATTCCTATTTTTGGAGTTCCTGAAGTCGCATAAGCCCATAGAGAGATAGTAACAATTTTACCAGCCAATCGTCTTACATCTTCAATAGGTTGCGATACCAAAGTAAATGCTGTTGCCCCGGCATTACCGGTAACATTGGCGGCCAACAAGTTAGCCATCGCTTCATCGCCGCTCTGTGCTCGCTGCGAATCGCCAGCAGCAGTCTGAGTGACAGTTGTCGTATCAAGAGCTAGATCAAGACGCCAACGATCCAACGTATAACCAGTAACAGTCCAATTGCCTGCGCCACGTTGTGTCACATTAAACATACTATTATG